GGTCGCAGGACGCGCCATCTACCCGATGAGCCCGGAAGCACTCCTCGACATGCAATCGGCTGCCGCGCCGCCTGTCGCGGGCGATTACTACGCGGCGGTGATCCATGCCGACACGGAGCAATCAGGGCCGGTTCCGACGTTGCTTCTCTATCCCGCTCCGGGATCGAGCGAGCGGTCTGCGGTGATGGTTTCGTATCGCTCGGGCTGGGTGAATCTCGATGACGACGAGTTCAACTCGAACACGCCGGCCTGGTTCGATCAGCTCCTCATCCAAGCCGTTCGCGCGTACACGAAGGGAATCCAGACGGATCAGATGGACACGGAACTCGCGCGCGTGCGCGGCTCGGTCCTCTTCATGGACACCTGCCGGCGAGACGCTTCGGTGCAACGCAGGCGCGGGCGCTATCGCGGCGGTGCGGTGCATCTGACGCAGTACCCCGGCGATCCGCACATCTCCTCGCTCAACTTCACCTATCCCCCGTAAGAGACGCCCATGGCACAGACGAAACTAGTCCCGTTTACGGCCGGCTCGCTTCAAATGACGCTGAACTCGGCGACGACCGTGTTTCCGACGGACGGAATCGGCGGATCGGCTGCGTCGGCTGCGGCGTCTTTCCCGATTACGGGCGTCTACCTCGTCGAAGCTCTCGTCATCAAGACGGCTCCGGCTGGTACGGACGCGGTGACGATCCAGCTTGGAGACGCAACGGCGGCCGTCGTCATCAGCGTTCTCCAGACGAGCCCGGTCGGCAGCTACATCCCGATCGGCGGCCTGAACGGCTACCAGCTCAACGAGGGCTTCTCGGCGAAGCGCAGCGATGCGACCGCCGTGTACACGCTCTACTTCCGGAGAATCGCCTGATGGACCCGCGCCGCGTTCCCTCTGTTCTAGGTGAGAATCCCCCGCGCCTTGAGTCGATCAGCCCGAATCACGGGCTCGCCGGAGCGTCGGTCACCATCTCCGGCTTCTTCTTCAAGGGCACCGACGACGGCGCTTCAACCACGGTGCTCTTCGACACCGTGACGGCTGACAACATCGTGGTCGTGGACGATCAGACGATCACGTGCGACGCGCCGACGGGACCGACAGGCATCGTGGACGTGACGGTCACCACGACGCTTGGAAGCTCTGTCTTCACCGGAGGCTTTGAATACAACTGATGCCGCGCCGGACGATCCACTATCCGATTGGCGGGATCTCTGAGAAGGTCGCCTTCAACGACCAGCCCCCCTACACGTCCCAAGAGCTTCGCAACGAACGCTCGAAGGATCCGATCACGGGCAGGATCCGTGGTGCGCAGCGCGGAGGCATGACGCGCCTCACGGAAGATCCGATCGCGGACGGCCCCGTGCGGCTCATCAAGCAGGTTGTCTACGACGCGCAGAACCAGAGCTATACGGACCTTGGAAGCTCTCCCACTATCGAATGGACACGCTCGAACCCGACGAACGGCGACGCGACGGGCTTGGTGCTCGACAAGCAATCGAATGTCTACGTGATCGACGGAGGCACGGGCGTCGTCAAATACAACTCGGCGGGCTTGAAGCTCTGGAAGCTCGCGGTTCCGACAGAGGACAAGAACCACACCTGCCGCGCGCTCGCCGTGGACCTCGATTCAGGGCTCTTCTACGTGGGCGTCTCGGCGGGCGGGAAGCCCGATACCGCGCGCCTCTTCTGCTACCGGCAGAAGGACGACGAGAAGGTCGAGAAGCTCTGGCAGATCGAGCCGGGCGGATACATCGAGCAGGTCAAGGTCTTCAACGCGGAGCTGTACGCGCTCCTGAACTTCCCGGATCGGAACAAGGCGTACGTCCGCGTCTACTCGCGCCTGCTCTCGAACGATCCCGAGCAGACGAACGAGTGGATGGTGCCCTACCCGGCATCGGACATCGACGTGTCAATCAAGGACAGCTCTGTCTTCATCGCGTCGCAGGCGAACACGCAGCGCGGGCTTGACCTGCGCTCGCCCTCTTCGTCGCAGCAGTCGATTGACTGGCAACCGACGGACTTGACGGGCTACTCGGAACGGATCTGGTCATGGCACGACGCCTCGGACATCGACACGCTTTCGATCACGCCGCGCTCGCCCGAGAGCGGGAACGAGGGCGGCGAGGTGACGGTCTGGTACGACAAGTCGAAGAAGAACCGCAACTGGTACGCGAACCGGCAGATTTCGGGCTTCCCGCGCGTTCCGATCTCTGAACGCGGCCCGGTCTATCGCGGCGTCTCGATCGGTGGGCTCCCTTCGATCTCGTTCACCGGAGCGACCTACAACGGCTTCTCCGATGCTGCGACGGGCGGACGCTCGATGGCGGGCGAGCCCGCTTCAAGCTCTGACCGCAGCTACCGAAACGATCAGCTCTCGCCATTCCCGACATACAAGGGCGCGCAGTTTGTTTGGATCGGCGTGGTCAAGTGTGGGATCGACTCCGTGATCCGAGGTCTCATTGGGATCCCGAGCGGAGTGGGAGGCACGAATACCTCATCCTTGATGCTCAACGTGAATCGACGGGACGATAACAACATCCCCGGTACGATCCCGATGCCGGGTTCCTTGAATATCCGTTCACCGGGAGCAAAGGCCTCGGACTCAGGCACAAGCTCTCCGGCTGCGGGCGGGCCGTCTGGCCCACAAGGGCCGATGCCGGGGATGTTGTCTAACACCGGCCTCGCGGTGCTTACGTGGATCCACGACGGCGGCGTCCACGATCAGACGGGGACAGCTACTCGCTCCACGTTCCGCGTGAACGGGCATCCCTGCGACCGCTGGCAATCGGCCGCGTTCTACAGCCTTGTCAGTTCGACGCTCGGCATCAACTACATGGGCAGCTCGGGCCACTCCCGATTCGCTGGGGAAATCGGCGAGATGATCTGCCTCTCGGACTGGTACGACCAGTCGGGCGTTCAACAGCGCCTTGTGACGACGCCGGGCTATCCCGATGGAGCGTGGACGGCGAACGGGGATACAGAGGTCGAGCGCCTCGAAGGGTACCTGGCGCACAAGTGGGGCCTCGCTGCGGAGATGGAGACGGGCCAGGCGGCGTGGATGACCGTGACGCAGCCCGTGAACAACGAGACGCTTGCGATCGACGCCTCAACGTACCGATTCCGGACGACGGGCAATGCTCTTGCGCAGGCGAACGACGTGCGCGTGGGGGCTTCGGCGATGGAGACCGCCGGGAACCTCTACGCCGCGATCAATCGCATCGGCGAGCCGGGTGTTGACTACGACCAGAGGACGGTGCGGAACGCGACGTTCATTGCACTTGCTGCGATCCAGCCCTCGGGGGCCGCCTCGGCTGTCATTGGAATCCACTCGGTATCGCCATACGCGGCGCAAATCACGCTCTCGGCGTCGTCTTCGAGCCATGTCACATGGCAGGGTCCGGACGCGCCCGACGCGGATACGGCTCTGAGGATCGCGGGTTCGGGCTCTGCCTTCGGCTGGTATCCGCACCCCTTCACGCTCAAGAAGACGAACAGCTCGCGCGGCGGGCCGCCGACGACGGGCACGGAAGGCACGAACACGCAAGGCCAGGTCTCGCCTTCCTACCTGCTTCAAAGCCCCTATCCGATGCTCTCAAAGTGGGCATCGAACACGGGGAAACCGGCGTGGGTTGCGACATCGGGCTACAACGTCGTCGCGGGGCTCATCACGTCGAACGGGCACGCAAGCTCGCAATGCGTGACGAGCGCATCGGGACTTGGCGGCGTCGGCTTCGGGCTCAAGGTGAACAGCCAGGGCGAGATTTACTCGCTCGGTCCCAAGCAAGCGACGGTGACGGGGAATGAAGGCATTCTCGCCGACGCCGTGGACCTGCGGAAGTTTGGCGACACGGGGCCGACCTTCACGGCCACGGCCGGCGCGGTCGGGGATCCGTGGGTTTCGACGCTCTTCACCACCGTCAGCTTCACGTCGGCAACGGCCAGGATGGACGTGGATGCGTTCGATAATCTCTACGCGCCCGTCTTCCAGACTGACACCGGAGATCCACACGCGGACTTCTCGGGCGTCGGGTACAGGCGAGCAGCGGGCGCAGGGGGACTCGGCCAACGCTTCTTTGCGATCGTCGTGCTGCCTGCTCACAACGAGGCATATGCGATCGCGGCCGATCCGAAGAAGCCGACGTTTCCGGCCGGCGATCTCGTCCAGCACGGGGAGTTTCTCTACCTCGGTACGCGCACGGAATCGGCCGACACGACGCACGCCTCGACGTTCAAGATCAAGCAGCTTCTCACCACGAGCACCTCGGGCTCGACGCGCACGACGAAGCTCGTAGCGGTCTGCGAAGGCATCTTCGCCGAGATCGACCCGACGACCGGCGTGGCGACGACGGTGCCTGGCGGCGATCCGTCCGTTGCCGGAGAAGGGCTCGATCCCCTGTCGCAGTACAGCGACGGCGCGATCTGCCTCTCGGAACTCTTCATCACCGACGGCAAGAACTACAAGGTCTACAACCCGCAGCGTGGAAACCTCTCGGCCTACGAGTCGAAGTCCTCCGGGCTGATTCCGCCGCGCTGCAAGCTCATCGCCTCGTGGAACGGGCGCATCGTTCTCGCGCGCCCAGCGGACAACGCGCAGCAGTGGTTCATGTCGAAGCAGGGCGATCCCTACGACTGGGACATCTTCCCGTTCACGATCACGGAAGCTCAGGCCGTGGCAGGCGCGGACAGCCGCACGAACGTCTGCCCGGACATCATCAACGCGCTCATCTCGATCCGTGATGACCTCCTGATCTTCGGGTGCGACCACTCGATCCACAGGATGACGGGCGATCCGATGGCGGGTGGCTCGTTCCACCCGGTCAGCCAGGAGACGGGCATGGCCTTCGGGCGCTCGTTCGCGCGTGATCCCGAGGGCAACATCTACTTCTTCGGCACTCAGGGCTCGGTCTACCGGATGGACGGTGCCGCGCAGGGCGTCCAGCGCATCTCTGAGGGCAAGATCGACAACCGCCTCCAGCAAGTCGATCTCGGCGTCTACCGGATCGAGATGGAATGGAACCACGAGGAGGACGCGCTGCGCGTCTTCCAAGTCCCCTACGGCGACGGCGGAACGATCGTGGCCTCGTGGTGCTGGGAATCGGACACGGACTCCTGGCACGAGGACACGTACTCCAGGCTGGGAACAACTTCCTATCAACCGACCACGATCTACATGAGCGACGGGGACGCGCCCTCGGATCGCAAGCTCTACTTCGGTTGCGAAGACGGGCGGATCCGGGCATTCTCACGCACGGCGACGGGCGATGACGGGAACCCGATCGACAGCTTTGCCCTGATCGGCCCGCTCGGGGACGGCGACGAGGACGTGGAGGCCCTCTTCACGGACTTTGAGCTTGTGACCTCGGCGAACCAGCAAGGGCCGTACTGGAACCTCTACACGAGCCCCACGGCTGACCGGCCGATGCACCCCGTCGCAAGGGGCCTTGCGCTGCCGGGTCGCGCTCAGCGCATCCTGGCCCGCGTCAGAGGCTCGAACGTCTGGTTTGGCATCGGCCTCGCGGACAAGACGGCGCGCTGGTCCTTCGAAAGCCTCGCGTGTCGGGCGGAGCCGATGGGCATAAAGAGGGCCTTGGTCTCGTGACGCGCCAGAACTTCTATCGCGGCGGTCGAAACTCGCGCTCGGGCCACTCGCCCCTGCTCGGGCAGAACGACCCGCGCAACCGGAGCCGCCCCGCTTCTGGCCGAACGGGCGACGACCTCGGCGACAGCATGACACTGGACGACGACGGGCGCATGACCGTCGATATCGATGAGGCGAGCGGCCTCGTTCGCACACCGGACGGCAAGCTCGCCATCGACCCGAAGAAGCTTTCTAGCTCGATCGTGAGCCAGGTCTTCGAAACGACCACGGTTACCGGAGGATCCACGGAGGGCGCGGGCGGCGGCGGAGACACGATCAACAACTACTACACGCTCGACGACACGTTGAGCTGGCTCGGGTGGTGACGTGCCCACGGGCTGTAGTCTCGCGCAGGGCCAGCTTCCGACGACGGCCGGCGGAGGAGTGATCTTCACGGCCACGACGGTCACGTTCGTCAAGAACATGAACGTCTGTAGTCGGAACGCAGCGACGCAACAAGTCTACGTCTACCTGCGCCGCTCGACCGAACCCGCCTCGGTCCTCTTCGCCTCG